CTTGTACTAAAGATGAGTATGAGAGATTAGAACAATGGCGAGTTGCTAAATCTCAATTAGTATCAACACACCAAAAGTGGATTGATAGTATTCAAAAACAATGTGATGAGTTAAAGATTGGATTGAAAGCATACAGATACATGAGTGAGGCGATTGAATTAGCTGACGCACTTGGTATCAAGATTGATGAGGCTGAATTGATTAGAACTAACTCAACAGGTCTAACAATCTATAATCCAACTAATCTTGCTGAAAGAATAAAAGGCATGAAAAATAAACATATGTCAAGAGAGGCTAAAATATTGGCAAGAAAACAATACGAACAATCTATTAATTAATTGTTTGACAGGGGGATAATATTCCTATATTATCCCCTATATAACAGAAAGGAATAATATGATTAAAGATAAAACATTTAGAATAACTTACACAAAATCAACAGGCGAGGAAGTGACAAGGTTTGGTAAGTTTGATGAGAAGTCAAGATATTGGACAAGTAAAGTTGGAAAGGCTTTATTAACTTATTTTGATTTAGACGCAAAAGGATATAGAACTGCAAGTGGCAGTTGGAAAGTGAGGTATTAATGAGAGTAGCATTAAAACTATTTTTATTTTTTATTGGCATGGCTTTAAGCATGCTAGGAATATCAGTTGCAATACATTCACAACAACACACCATTTTAGGTGTGTTGATTTTGGTTAGTGGAATAACAACTATAATGGGGAGTTTACCAAGTTATGAGTAGTCATGTTTGGTGCCATGGTCCGAGTTGCCATACTTATCACACAGTTGATAGGGTGCGAGGTAGCAAGGGCAATAAAGCTTTACGAACTCGTAAGGTCCAATTTAATCCAGAATATATGAACATGTATTCTTATTTTTGTAGTAATGGTTGTTACAATGACTTTGCAAATAAATACATTCAACAAGTCATTGCGATTGCACCGAGGAACGAGCCACTACATACACCAATAGATAGAGTTGAGAAAACAACTCACACTACAAATTGGGGACATACCTATACTAACACAAGAATTATAACTGTGGATAATTCTTAATTAGTCTGTTGACAATAGTGTAGGATAATATATTATCCTACACATAACAGAAAGGAATAATATGACAAAAGCAAAAACATTAAAACCAGAGTTCTTGCCAGGTGGAGCGAGAAGACAGGAACTGTTAGACAATGCAGTTGACTATCTTAGAAAACCTGGACAAACTCAATCAATCAAACATGAGTTTTGTTTAAAGTATCTTAAGATGACTGAAACAGAATATCTTGAGGCATTAAACAAAGCAACTAACGGCGAACTAGTGAGGAACTTATGGAACTAAAAGACAATAGAACAATAGAAAGAAGAAATAGATTTTCTGGTCAAGCATATGCATTAACACCAGAAGAGGCTAAGATACATGATGACATATTCATCAATGAACTTAGAGCAACTGTTGAAGATAAACAGTTAGGTAGAGGAATGAGCGAACATTGGAAAGAAGTTCGCAAGGGCTTAGATTGGTTTCGTCGAAACAATGCTGAGGCTTACATGGTTCTGTTAGACTAGCGACTAGTAACGAGGGGGCATCCTGCCCCCTCAATAGAGGTACCAACCCAATTCCAAAATTTCAAACTCGTAGCTTTATTAAATTATATAATAAAAAAAGGGGTCCCACTGCTTTTTGCTTTATGCCTTGATTTATACTTTTATAGGCTGTAAATACTTATAAGGTTCCAAAATTAATCCAAAAAAATTTTGCAGAAAAAAATATGGAAGTCGATTTAGAAAAGATAAAAAAACTACCACCTGATGTAAGAAAAGAGTTCATGAGAACTTTTGTTAAGTATGCTGACAAAAAGAAAGAACATAAAATACAAAATGACTTTATGGCTTTTGTAAAACATGTTTGGCCAGAATTTGTTGAAGGTGCACATCACAAAAAAATTGCAGAAAAATTTAATCGAATTGCAAGAGGTGAGTTAAAACGTGTAATTATTAATATGCCTCCTCGTCACACGAAATCAGAATTTAGTTCTTTCTTATTACCTGCCTGGATGATTGGTAGAAATCCAAAATTAAAAATTATTCAATCGACTCACACCACAGAACTCGCAGTTCGATTCGGTCGTAAAGCTAAAACGTTAATGGACTCAGAAGAGTATAAACAGATATTCGATACAAGACTTAGAGAAGATTCTCAAGCTGCAGGTAAATGGGAAACTCAACAAGGCGGCGAATACTTTGCAGCAGGAGTTGGATCAGCGATTACTGGACGGGGTGCAGATCTACTTATCATTGATGACCCACACTCGGAGCAAGATGCTCTGAACGTAGAAGCTCTTGAGAGAGCTTACGAATGGTACACTTCCGGTCCACGACAACGTTTGCAACCGGGTGGTACAATTGTTTTGGTCATGACAAGATGGAATACAAAAGACCTAACTGGTAAATTATTACAAGCGCAATCAAAAGAGCCAAAGTCAGATCAGTGGGAAGTAATTGAGTTCCCCGCTATCATGCCTTCTGGTGAACCGGTGTGGCCAGAGTTTTGGAAAAAGGATGAACTACTTGGAGTGAAAGCTTCTTTGTCAATTGGTAAATGGAATGCGCAGTGGATGCAAAACCCAACTTCAGAAGAAGGAGCTTTGATCAAAAGAGAATGGTGGCAGAAATGGGAATCAGATTCACCACCTCACTTACATCACGTTATACAATCTTACGACACTGCCTTTATGAAAAAAGAAACTGCTGACTATAGTGCTATTACAACTTGGGGAGTGTTTTATAAAAATGAAGATAGTGGTCCACAGTTAATATTATTAGATGCCATAAAAGAACGTTTGGAGTTTCCAGAACTCAGACGTGTCGCACTAGAGCAATATAGATATTGGAATCCAGAAACAGTTATTATTGAATCTAAAGCTTCTGGTCTACCTTTAACTTATGAATTAAGGAAATTAGGGATTCCAGTAATTAACTTTACACCAAGCAAAGGAAATGATAAACATACTCGTGTTAACTCAGTCGCACCTCTTTTTGAAAGTGGATGCATATGGGCGCCCACAAATGAAGCTTTCGCGGAAGAGGTTATTGAGGAATGTGCAGCTTTTCCTTATGGCGACCACGACGACTTAGTCGATAGTATGACACAAGCTGTAATGAGATTTAGGCAAGGAGGATTCTTAGAGCATCCAGAAGACGCTGTAGATGAACCCTTACCGCAACCTAAAAAGGTTTATTACTGATGAGAAAATTATTAGAACTAATTGAAAAACTTTACGGCAAGACAGCCTTGTCAAAAACACTTGGCACAAGAACAAATGTTATCACTCTTTCTGATAACGAAACAAAAAGATTTATTAAAGACGAATTAAATATTGAAGCTGCTTCTGATGCAGCTGCACAAGCTGCAAAAGACAGAGCAGAAAAATTAATTGCTGACATTCCTAAAATGAATGATCAAGAAATTTTAACTTTCACAAACAACCTACAAAGATTAGACAATAAATTAAATCCACCAAAAGCAGAGATGTTTGACATCACTACTAAGAAACCTATTTCTAAAGAAGGCATCGAGCAGCTAGAAACAGAGATGGGTTTACCAGAAAATGTAGATCCAGATTCACCAATAGGTCGAATACTAACTAAAACTAATCAAATTAAAAAAGAAGGTAAAAGTCTTTCGGACGAGTTTGGTGTAACTGATTTTTTAAAACAAGGTGTTAAAGGTTTAGATGATTTAAAAACAGGTAGCCAAGAAAATTTATTAGACAAAGGAGTAATGAGATCTGCTGTCAGATATAAAATGCTGGAAGACATGGACAGAGGTATTTTAAAATTATCAGAAATGGAAGAAGCCGTTCTTAAAGGTGACAGAAGTGACAAAGATATTTTAGAAGTATGGATAGATAATTACGGTACAGATGCTTATCAAGTTGTAGAAGAACTTGCACCGGAATTAAGAAATGCACAAACACCAAAAGATTTAGTTTTAAAAATAGAACAAAATGTTGATGCAAGACCTTTAACGGAAACAGAAAAATTAGAAATGAAAGCAAACACAAGAGAAGCTGGCAGAGTTATGCAAGATGTTAAAGAAGGTAAAGTAACAGATAAAGTTACGGAAGCTTATATAGATGCAGTTAGAAAAGGTAAGTTTAAAGGAACCGAAGATCAATTTAGAGATTTAATTGATAGAATGAATGATGAATTTGCTGAAGGTGGTAGAGTTGGTTTAAAAGGCGGAGGAGATGTTCCGATAATAACTATTGAAGATAAAATAGATGAGATGATTTCTTTCTACAAAGACTATTTAAAAAAAGGAGGCAAAATGGATTTTGTAACTTTTTCAAGAAAATACATACCAGAAAATTTTGCTAAAGGTGGTAGAGTTGGTTATGAAGATGGAGGACCTACAAAAGATGAATATGGTATTATGAGTCTACCTTCTGTTCCATCTAATCCAGATAGTGTTAATGATGATATTGATAGAGTTGCACAGTTAGTTGCGCAATCTTATAAAATGGGTCCAGAAGAACAAATGAATAATAAACAAATTGCTTACGACAGAATTGAAGAGATAGCAGAACAAATATCTTACGGTGGAAATATAGATGGGGTTAGAAGTAATTTGATAGATTATTTTAATGATAAAGTTCAAGAGTATCAAAGTATGATTCAAGAATTTTCAACAGGTGGTAGAGTTGGTTTTGCTTCCGGTGGAGCTAAAAAAGGAGTTGAGTCGTTAATAGAAATGATCAATAAAAAATTTGGTAAAGGCACAGCTAAAAAAGGTTCTGAATTAAAACGACCAGAAGCTGCAGAAGTAAAACAAATGATTGATGACTTTATGGAAAGAAACCCTGATCCAAATAGAGAAATGACAGAAGATGAAATTTATGATTTTGCAGAAGAAATAGGGGGAGAATTAGAAGCATATAATTTTGATGGCACAGTTGGTTCTGCAAACAGAATAAGACAAGAACACAAAGAGTATATGGATTATATGTATGACCAATATAAAACTGGTAAGTTAGATCCAGAGCCAGGCGATAAATCAGAAGCTAGAATGAAACTATTAAGAGATAGGGCTGAAGAAATGGAAGCAACTGGTGATAGAAGATTAATGACTCCAGATGATATGGATGAGTTAGCAGAATTAGAAGCAACTTATTTAGATAATGTTGATGAAGCTTACGGCGTTGATACTAAATTAAGAAAAGAATTAAATGAAATGAGAAATCTTGGCGCAAATAAAATGGCAGAACGTTTTGAATTAAAACAAAAGTATCCTGGTATTGATGATAACTTAATTACATTTATTGTTGACGACCCAGATCCACAAAGAAAAGCAGAAGTGCTTGCTACACTAGATCAAGCTTTTGAATTAATGAAAAGAGGAAAATCACCTGATGAAATTTTATCAATACTTAAAAATATAACAGACAGAACTAAACAAGCTTCAGGTGGCTTAAGTTATCTATCGGGGTTTTAAATGGACTTAGGTAAATATAAAAAGGCCATGCGTCCTAAGAAATACTTGGACGGTAATTTCGTTGTTTATGATCCGACGTTGCCAGACCCTAGCGACGTGCAGCTAGGAGCTAGAGACACGTTTGCAATTGGTGGTGGAGTCATAGAAGGAAATGATTTAGGAACAAGAGAAGGGTTTTACAAATCTGAATTAGTTAATCATCCAAAAGGAAAATACTCAGTCAAGTTTCCATATAAACAAGATTATGGAAATCCTAAATTTAAAGGTGTTCAATATGGAACGAAACAAGAAATAGAACAATTAATCAAAGATAGAAAAATAGCTGCAGATGCATCTTATAAAAAAGGTGTAGGTAGAGCCGCTGAAATTGCAAAAGAAAAATCTGAAACAGATATTAAAAAAACAATAGATAGTTTTATTGAACAAGGTGATTATGAAAATTTTAAAGTCAAACCTTATGAGTCTCAATTAAAACGTGAACTCCCTTCTGGAAATATACGACAGTCTGCAGGGGGCAGAGTTAATCCAAAAACTTTTCAATATATAAGGGACATGTTAGATTCTGGTGACTTTGAAAATCTTTCTAGAATCACAGGAAGATCAAAAGAAGAATTAATTAATTTTAATCAAAAACTTCCAGCAAGAGGAAAAGTTGACATAGAAAAAAGATCAACTGCAGCGAAAGAATCTTTTCCAGAAGAAAGAAAACTTACTGAAGAAGAAAAAAAAGAAGCTGAAAAGAAAATTCAAGTTAAAAGAAAAGATAGATTAGAAAAAACTACAGGTAAAGCAAAATTCATAAAAGGCAAAGGCGATTTTCAATTTCATCACATAAAACAAATAGGTGGAGAAGTGCCGTTAACTGAAAGTGATTTAAAAGTTATTAATAAATCTATGAACTCTAGACTATCACCTTACAATAAAAAATTAAATGATATTGCAGATGCAATATCAACAAATATTACCGCATCTTTTGATGCACTAAATTCACAAAGAGAAGGAGATAGTTTAAAATATTTAAAAAGAGTTGATGAATTAAATGATCAAGCAGAACAACTTGTAAACAAAGCTACAAAAGAATTACCTAAAGAGTTTAAACCTTTAATAGGTTTTAATAAATTTTATGCAAGAACAGATGAATACGGACTGCCTTTAGATGATGTAGTTAGAGTTGAGAGAATAGGAGGTGGTATTAAACAAGGTGAATTTGAAAAACCTTTAACACAATACTCAAGAAAAGAAGTAGGTGAATTACAAAAGAAAATAAATCAAGAAGCTACTAAATTAGAATTACAATATAATGAACAAGAAGCTAATGACGTATTAAGTGATTTTTGTGATAAGAAAGGTCTTAAAAATGGAAGTGGTTCACTTGCTTGCGGTATAAAAGAAATAGAAAAAAATTTATTAAAAGAAGGTAGACAAGCTTTAAAGACAGGAGTTAAAACTCCAAGACTTGCAAAGTTAGGAAGTTATATGAGTGGATTATTTGGAGCAATAGACATTCCAATTGAACTTGCTTTTGCAGCGCCACACATTTTAAGAGGTGATAAAGATGCAGCAAAGAAAGCTATGATAGTAGGATTGTTTGGTGCCGGTCGAGATAAGGTTCAAAGAGCAAATGAAGAGTTAGGACCAGACAGTGCAACTTCAAGAATTTACAGATATGAAAAAGCTTTAGAAGATTTTGCTGGAGTTTATACAGATGTTGTTAATGCACAAAAAACTTTACAGCGGGAAGATTTAGAAAAGATACCGCAAAAAATTCAAGACAGTGCATTAGAAGGTCTTCAAAACGGTATTGAAAGATTAAAAGAAATAAAACAAATTGTTGATGAAGGTACACCAACTGTTCAAGAAATATCAGAATCAAAAGCAGAGTTAAGAGATTTACAAGCAACTGGAACATTTAACAGTGATGATTTTACTTATTTAGGACAAGCTCTTTCTGATCCATTACAATATCCTGGTAGATTAAATGTCGGTCTTTCTGGTTTCACTGGTGAAGAAGGACCAGATAGAACTTACACAGGTGAAGATATTTCTAAACCTACAGATTTTGCAGAAGCTCAAGGAGATGTCATGTATCCATATCAAAAAGAACAAGACTATTTATCAAAAGCAGTTGAAGATGCTTACACTGGATATACTGGTAAAGATATTTTAGATCGTTACGCAGATGTTAAAATTGAAGACATATATAAATTACCACAAGCAGAACAAGAATATGCAGAACAAGGTTTAAGAAAACTTGCAATGAATATTGGTCCGCAATCTGCATTGAAGATTGCAGAAGAACAAGGACTTGATCCGTCTGTTCTATCTGGAATGTTTCCAACCGGTTATTTAGAACGTCAAGGTTTTGCAAAAGGTGGAATGAGTCGACGTGATTTTTTAAAATTATTAGGAACTGCTTTTGGAACTATTGGAGCTGCTAAAGCAGGATTACTAAAATTTGTTGGAAAGAAAGCTGCTACTGATGTTATTACAACTGCACCTATTTCTGGTAAACCAGAATGGTTTGATGCAGTAATTAATAAAGTTATAAAAGAAGGAGCAGATCTTACAAAACAATTTGCAACTAAGGAAAGAGAAATTATTCACGTTCAAAAATTAGGAGAACAGGAAGGAGCTAGAGTTGTTAGAGATTTAGAAACCGGTGAGATTAGATTAGATTATGATTCACCTACAAACATGGGTCAAGACACAATATCTTTTACTTATAAACCGGGATATACTCAAGAAGACGGAAGTAAAGTAGGTCCATACTTTCAAGCTTCAGAAGCAGAACCTAGAGGAATTAGAATGGGCCCAGATGATTATGATATAGAGTTTGATGGGGAGAATGTTGTAGATGCAATTGAAGATTTAAACTCTGATGTTTCTACTTTAAAGCAATATGGAACCGGTAAATTAGATGAAAAAGATTTAAAGATAAGAAAAATTAAAAATGAAAAAGTAGCTAAAATTAATGATGATCAAGTTGAGCAAGCAAATTATTTAGAAAATAAATATGGAATGACCGCAGATGATGCTAATGATTATGATTTAAATTATCAGGATTATTCTGATTATGACTAATACACCATATAAATATGGGAAGAAAAGTGGTCCACCACCAAAATCAGGTCCCAACCCACAAGGCTTGAATTTATTATATAATACTGTTAAAACAGTCAAACAATCTGGAGAAAAAAATAATGGCAGATATAGACAAGGCTCTACCAAATATAAAAGTACAACCTGAAGAAACAACGGAAGATTTAGCCGTTGAAATGTCAGAAGAAATGGAACAGGTAAAACCTGGTGAAGCTGAAATTACAGAATTAGAAGATGGATCAGTTGATGTTAATTTTGATCCTGATGCATTAAAAGAATCAGAAGCAGCAGACTTCAATGCAAACTTAGCTGACTTTGTAGATGAAAGAGAGTTAGGTTATTTATCTTCTACACTTTATCAAAATTATCAAGACTATAAAAGTTCTAGAAAAGATTGGGAAAAATCTTATACTCAAGGATTAGAACTATTAGGATTTAAATATGAAAACAGGACGGAACCTTTCGCCGGTGCTTCGGGTGCCACTCATCCGGTGCTTGCTGAAGCAGTTACTCAGTTTCAGGCGTTGGCTTATAAAGAGTTACTCCCAGCCACTGGACCAGTAAGAACACAAATTATTGGAGTACAAACTCCAGAAAAAACTCAACAGTCTAATCGTGTAAAAGATTTCATGAACTATCAGTTGATGGATCAAATGAAAGAATACGAACCTGAGTTTGATCAAATGTTATTTTATTTACCTCTTGCAGGTTCAGCATTTAAAA